TTGTAGAAGCTATCGCTGCGAAAGAAGCCGACAAGAAGTCATCTACTTTGGATGCACGTCTAGCAGAGATTGAAGCACTACGCTCCACAGCAAAACGTGAAAAGGCAGAAGCTGAGCTAACGCAGATACACCCAGACTTTGTATCTATCCGTGAAGACGATGCTTTTCATACATGGGCAGATAACCAGCCTAAGTGGGTACAGGATGCTCTCTACGAAAACACGGATGACGCTAAGTCTGTAGCTCGTGTGATTGACCTCTACAAAGCTGATACTGGTATTGTTACAAAGAGATCAAGCACTTCAGATAAAGCTGCAGCAAGTTCAGTTAAGAGCAAACGCTCTGCTGCACCTGAGCCAGAAGACAGTTCATCTTACTTACGTGAGTCGCAAGTCGCTAAGATGACTATCAAAGAATACGAGAAACGAGCAGACGAAATTATGGAAGCTCAACGTAATGGCAAATTTGTTTACGATTTGTCAAAGAAATAGTTGACATCTTAGCAAAGATGCATACAACTATAGGTATGTACAGTGTCAGGCATAAACTGCCTGTACATGCTTTTAACTAAGCTAAAGCCACATCAAAGAACTACCTCAGACTATAGGCCCAGCGCTCAACGGACGGCCATCCTTAGAGCATAGCTGACCACCCTAATATGAAGAGCCTCTTTAGTTGGTATGTAGCGTAAAACCTAACGCCATATCTATAAGGAGAATTATTATGGCTATTACTTCCGCAAGCGGTGGGTTTAACGGGAACTTCTCCCCGATTATCTACTCGAAACAAGCACAGATTGCCCTTCGTAAGGCAGCTGTAACTAACGCAATCACAAACAACTCTTACTTCGGTGAGATCGCCAACCAAGGTGATGTGGTTCGCATTCAGAAAGAACCAGATGTAACTGTCAACGCTCTTGAGCGTCACACAGCTATCTCTGTTGAGAAGTTGAACGATGAAGACTTCTCTCTGACAATTGACAAAGCCAACTACTTCGCATTCAAAATGGATGACATCGAAGATCAGTTCTCCAATGTTGACTACGTTAGCCTCGCCGCTGACCGCGCAGCATATAAGATGGCTGACTCAATGGACGCAGACGTTTTGTCTTACTTGTCCGGTCACACCACTGCTGGTGTTCTGATCACAACTACCTCTGGTGATGCACAGCATGACACAGCTGGTAACTTGACTGGTGAATTGCTCACAGCAAACCACCTGACTATCGGTGACATGAACAACATCACAACTGCCGACTCCGGTGGTACAGGTGACTCCATCCCACTGGCTCCACGTTTGCCTGGTGCGACTTCGTTCTCCGCAACTACTGCTTCACCTTTGCAGCTTATCTCACGTATGGCACGTCAGATGGACGTAGCAAATGTTGACTCACGTGGTCGCTGGATCTGTGTAGACCCAGTGTTTGCAGAGCTTCTGAAAGACGAAGACTCACGCCTGTTGAACGCAGACTTCGGTGGTTCCGGCTTGATGAATGGCTTGGTAATGAACAACATCCACGGCTTCCGTGTATACATTTCCAACAACCTTCCAGCTGCTGGTACTGGCGCAGGTACTTCTGGTACAACTGGTCAGGATGACAACTACGGTGTTATCGTAGCTGGTCAAGACGATGCAGTAGCATCTGCTGAGCAGATCAACAAGGTAGAGAACTACCGTGACCCAGATTCATTCGCTGACATTGTTCGCGGTATGCATCTATATGGGCGCAAGATTCTCCGTCCAGAAGCACTTGTAACTGCACGTTATAACGCTGCTTAATAGGCTTAACATTGGGGCTGGCTACATGCTGGCCCCTTTGTGCTTTCTTCACACATAAAGGGACATCTCAAGATGGCTATTACAACTGCAATGTGCAACAGCTTCAAGCAAGAGCTTCTTGGGGGTGTTCACGACATGGATACAGATACACTTAAAGTGGCTCTTATCAAGGCTTCACCTGCTGGCACTTATGGTGTTGGCACTACTAATTACTCAGACGTTACAGGCAACACAGACGAAGCGGTAGGTACTAACTACACTGCTGGCGGTCAGGAGCTTGACAGCGCTACCATCACACTCTCAGGTAACACAGTTTTTGTTGACTTCGCTGATGAAGTATTTACTAACTTGAGTATTGCTGCTGACGGTGCTATCATCTACAATAGCTCACAGGGCAACAAAGCTGTTGCTGTGTTTGACTTTGGTGGTACTGTTACTTCTACAAGCGGCGACTTCACTATTGTGTTCCCGACTGCAGATGCTTCTAACGCTGTAATCCGCATCAGTTAATCCATAAGGTAGGTATTGCACAATGGCATTTATCATCAAAGATCGTGTAAAAGAAGGTACTACTACCACAGGTACGGGTGCTTTCACCCTTGGGGGTTCTTCGGCTACGTTTGATCCCTTTAACTCTTTCATGACTAATGGTGATACAACTTACTATGCTGTTGTGCATACTGCCTCTGGTGTTGATGAGTGGGAAGTCGGACTAGGTACATGGAACACAGGTAACACTCTTACTCGTACTACTGTTCTTGGTGGTTCTAACGGTACATCTGCCGTAGACTTCTCAGCTGGAACTAAAGACATTTTCATGACTTACCCAGCAGCTGCTGCTGCTACGCTTGACTTGGATAGCAATGACCTTGCTGCATTAGTCACTCTGGGTAATCACACTACAGATAATCTGACAGAAGGTTCTAACCTTTACTACACAGACGCACGTGTAGACGCTCACCTCTCTGGTGGTACAGGTGTTACGTATAGCTCTGGTGCAATCTCTATCGGTCAGGCTGTAGGTACAGGTGATGCCGTTACTTTCAACGGTGTTACATCTGACCTTACAGGTAATGCAGATACTGCTACCGCCTTACAAACCGCTAGAACTATCGCTGGTCAAAGCTTTGACGGTACAGCTAACATCACTATTGCTGCTACTGACTTATCTGATACAGACCAAGCTCTAGCTACTACGTCCAACGTGACGTTTAACAACATTGCCGCTACAGGCACAGTTACTCTTAGTGCTGACCCCAGTGCTGCTTTAGGCGCTGCAACAAAGCAGTATGTTGACACGATTGCTGCTGCGGGTATTCACTACCATACGCCAGTACGTGTTGAGTCTCCAAGCAACCTAAACGCTACGTATGACAATGGTTCATCTGGTGTAGGTGCTACTCTTACTAACGCAGGTACACAGGCAGCTATCACTATTGATGGTGTAGCACTAAGTTCGGCTGACCGTGTACTTGTGTATCAACAAACTAACGCAGCACACAACGGTATCTACACTGTTACTACTGTAGGTGATGGAAGCACTAACTGGGTATTGACACGTGCTACAGACGCTGACTCTTACGGTGTATCAGACCCTGATGCGTTTGGTGAGGGTGATGCCTTCTTCGTTAAGGAGGGTGCTACAGGTGCTGGTGAACTCTACGTGATGAACACGAGTGGCACTATTACCTTTGGCACTACAAACATTACGTTTAGTGTTATCGCTGAGACTGCTGTGTACTCCGCTGGTGATAGTTTAACTCTTACAGGTACAACCTTTGATACTATCCAAGACATTCGTACTACTGCAACACCTACCTTCGCTGGTGTAACTGCACCCCTTACTGGTAATGCAAGTACTGCTACCACACTGCAGACAGCACGTACTATCGGTGGTGTCTCTTTTGATGGCTCAGCTAACATCAACCTCGCTGGTGTTAACACTGCAGGTAACCAAGATACATCAGGTAATGCTGCTACAGCTACTGCTCTTGAAACAGCCCGTACTATCGGCGGTGTCTCTTTTGATGGTACAGCAAACATTACACTTCCCGGTGTCAACTCATCTGGTAACCAAGACACATCTGGTAACGCAGCTACAGCCACAGCCTTAGCCACAGCACGTAATATTGCTCTTGCAGGTGACGTAGTAGGTAACGCTAACTTTGATGGTACAGGTAATATCAGCATCACAGCTGCTGTACAGGATGATTCACATAACCACGTTATCTCTAACGTAGACGGACTACAGACTGCACTAGATGGCAAGACTACCACAGCACGTACTATCAGCGCTGGCTCAGGTCTTACTGGTGGTGGAGACTTAACCGCTAACCGCACTATCTCACACGCTGATACATCTTCACAGGCAAGCCTTACTGCTCTGACTGGGGCTGCTGTAGTAAGTGACATTGATGTAGATACTTATGGTCACGTTACAGGTCTTGCTACACGTAACATCACATTAGCTAACTTAGGCTACACAGGTGAGACTAACGCTACAGCCGATCAGACTATCACTGCTGGTAGTGGCCTTACGGGTGGTGGTACAGGTAACGTAACCCTGTCACACTCTGATACATCTAGCCAAGCCTCAGTGAATAACTCAGGTGCTACAGTTATCCAAGATGTAACACTTGATACATACGGACATGTAACTGGCTTAGCTTCTAAAGCTTTGTCTTACACAGATGTAGGCGCTCAGGTAGCTGGTACTTACAACACGGTTATTGGTACAGACAGCGACATCAACACGTCAGGCTCTACTATCATTGATAACATCTTTGTTACTGATGGTGTTATTACCAGCATGGGTACTCGTACTCTTACTCTGGGTGACTTGGGTTACACGGGTGCTACTAACGCTAACTATATCACCAATAACAACCAACTTACCAACGGTGCAGGTTACACCACAAATGTTGGTGACATCACAGGCGTGACAGCGGGTACAAACTTAACAGGCGGTGGCTCTAGTGGTTCTGTCACGTTAAACGTAACGGCAAGCCCTAGCTTCACAGACGTTTATGTAGACGATCAAATCTTTTCTACAGGGGACACTAACACTTACTTGCAGTTTCACGCTGCCGATCAGTGGCGTGTAGTTGTTGGTGGGTCTGAACGTCTCGAAGTTAAGAACTCATCACCACACGTACTTGTATCCGGTGACTTGAACAGCACTTCTGATATACGCTTGAAGGATGACATTAAGCCTATTGAGAATGCACTCTCTGACGTGTGCAAGCTTGAGGGCGTATCTTTCAACTGGAAAGACACTGGCACCAAGGCGACAGGTTTTATTGCTCAACAAGTCGAACCTATTCTGCCTGATCTCGTAAGTACGAGCGAGGACGATGGCATTAAATCTGTCAACTACATTGGTCTTATCGGACACTTAGTAGAGGCAATCAAAGAGCAGCAAGTTCAGATAGATGAGCTTAAAGCACAACTCAATAGCTAATAGTAGGAGAATACGAAGATGGCTATACAAGTAAACGGCACAGAGGTTATCAGTAACTCTCGTGCTCTAAACAACATTGCGTCTGTTGATGCGACTACAGTGGCGGCTATGAGTGCTGCGGGTGTAGGTGGCTTTATAAACAACAGTCTAAACTGGACTTTTGATACGTCTGGATCCTTCACTTCTCCAACATCAGGAACTCTTATTATCCAGATTATTGGCGGAGGCGGCGGAGGCGCGGCTGCACACGCTGACGTAACTCCCTCTTATGTGGAAGTCACTGGAGGGGCAGCAGGTGGTTATTCACTGAAAAAAGTAGCCGTAACAGCGGGGCAAACATTTACTTACACCGTTGGTGCAGGGGGTGCCAAATCTACTGGGGTATACAACGGTGGTGTAGCTTGGACCACTACATCAGGAAACGCAGGCAGTACTACTTCAATCACAGGTCCAAACAGCTTGAGCATGAGCGCTACAGGGGGAGGCGCAGGAGCTGTAAGCACTAGCTTTGGCACAACTAACGCGCAAACTTCTGGGTCAGGCGGAGTAGGCTCTGGCGGAGACATAAACACAACTGGAGGTGTTTCAGCAACCAGCACTAGCACTACGCACACGAACGACAGAAGGGTTGCTGATGGTGGAAGTGTATCTCTTTTTCAAGGTGTTGCTGGGGTGACTGGTGCCGATACTAACCCTGGTTACTTTGGAGGTGGCTTTTCACCTGATGTAAGTTCTAACGTATACAACGACTACTTGGTTTGGTTCGAGAGAGAGAGGAATGATGGGTTGGCCCAAATTTATACGGCTTTGAAATTCTCAATTGATTCCTCAAAGGCTGGCAGGGGAATGCTTAACGACAATTATTATGGTAAGGGCGCGTTCGGAATGCCCGGCTCCTTTGGCGGCGGCGGGGGAGGTGGTGCCGGAATGTCCGGTGCCTACTATCAAGCACCTTGTTATGGGGGGCCGGGTGGCGGCGGAGCTGTTTTCTTCTCTATCTTTACAGATGATGCCGCTTAATGATTAATGGTAGGAGTTAAAAAATGAAAGTATTTATACAGCAAGACGGCAACAGAATATTAGTGCCATCAGACGCTACACTGGCTGACTGGCCGGGCTGCACTGAGGAGGCGGTGCCATCTACATCAGAAGATGAGCAGGCCCGTTCGGTTCGGAATAACTTGCTTACCGAAACAGACTGGTGGGCCACCTCTGACCGTACCATGACCGCAGAGCAAACAGCATATCGCCAAGCTCTCCGTGACATCACAGATCAAGCTGGCTTCCCAGAAGACATCACATGGCCGACTAAGCCTGAGTAAGGACTTAACATGCTAGGCTTCACAGCGTTTTCACAGACACCTTTATCTCAGTCTGCTACTGCGCTGTTTGCTCAGGCTTTTATGCCTGGGACAGCAGCACAGTTTAGCACAGGAGATCTGCTTTACGAAGCCATAGCTAACCATACTTTGGCTAGTGTATCAGCAAGCAATAACGTCAATATACTCTTTGATGCTAAGGCATCTACTGCTGTATCTGATGTTATTGCTTCCTTTAGCATCAATGACTTGTTAGACGTAGATGCACAGGCTAGTGTAACGCCCAGCGCTGTTACTGCTACAGGTGTTGTTAATGACACTACAGTTGTTGCTCTGGCTACTATTACGCCACAGTCTGTCTCAGCAGTTATACAGAACGTATCCTTTGCTGATGTAGACGCTAAAGCTAACATTGGTATTACTGGTGTTAGCCTTACCCTTAATAACTATGAGTTCCTAGATGAGGATGCTCAAGCTACTGCAACTCTCATAGGTTTGTCTATGTCTGGTACAGTTAATCTAGACACACCTACTGCAGTAGTATTCCCTTACGGTGACTACGCTGATGAGTATGCTAGACAGCGCACATTGTTCATAGGTAATCAAGACCGAAACACTACAGTACACATTGTGTAACTCAAGGAGTAACCATGTCATATAAGTGGCCTGATAAAGATAAAGATGAGATCGTAGACTACAGTGTTGACTGGTCTCGCTTCTTGGGTACAGACACTGTATCTGCTGCTACGTGGTACATCAAAGACGCTGCTGGTGTTAAGACACAGGTAGCTGACTCTGACGTGGTAAACGGTCTTCAGTTTATCACTGGTACAATCTCTGGCAAAGTATCAACAGCACGTTTCTCTTTAGGTACAAACAACATCAGATATACAATTACCTGTAGCATTACGACAGGCTCTGGGCTACAATACGAGCGTAGTATCTTTCTACGTGTACGGGAGAAGTAATAATGGCATACGACTACATTAGCCTAGTTAACGATATTAACCGCCGCCTCAATGAAGTAGAGCTTACAAGTAATAACTTCCCTACAGCCACAGGTTATTACAGCTTTGCTAAGGATGCTGTTAATGCAGCTATTCGCCACATCAATCAAGAAGAGTTTGAGTGGCCTTGGAACCATGTAGAAGAAACAGAAGTCTTAGCTGTTGGTGAAGTTCGCTACAGTATGCCTTACGACAGTAAGACTATAAACATGAACACCTTCCGTATCAAGCGTGATGCAGATCTTAACGTAGAAACAGTTAAGCTAAAAGTTCTTACTTATGAAGAATGGCTTGACAAGTTTGCTGATTATGAGTATAACTCTGAGGCAAGTACACGAACAACACCACAGTATGTTGTACGTACTCCAAGTAGAGAACTTATCTTTTCTCCACCACCCGATAAAGAGTATGAAGTAGTATATGAGTACTTCCGTACAGGGTTTGACTTAGAGTCTGCCACAGATGTACCTACACTACCTGAGCAATACCGTTACACTATTGTTGATGGTGCTATGTACTACGTATATCAATTCCGTGGTGATACACAGGCAGCACAATTAGCACTACAAAAGTTTGAACAAGGCATTAAACAATTACGTAGCTTACACATTAATCGCACAGAATACCTGCGAGATACACGAGTACATTTCTGATGGCTACACAGTGGCAGACATTCCCTATTGAGTTTAGAGGTGGTCTTCTCTCTAACCTTAGCCCTCTACAGCAGGGTACTAATGCTGTGGGTTCTGCTACTATTTTGCAGAACTTTGAAGCATCTAAGGAGGGTGGCTACTCCAAGATCAAAGGCTATGAGAAGTATAGTGATACAGAAGTAACAGGCTCTGGCGCTATCCTAGCTCTGAAAGTTATTAGCTCTGGGCGTATTGTAGTTGCTAGGAAGAATGTATCCAACGTAACAGAGTACTACTACGGCACAGGTACTACATGGACATCTATGGGTGCTAGACCTTTGCTAGGTGGTAAAGCTCGTACCGCTATGTATAACCTAGATGGTGATGACAAGGTTATCTTTGTAGATGGGGTCAACTACCCAGCTATTTACAACACATCAGGTAATACTCTTACAGCAGTAACAGGTTCTACAGATGTACTAGGTGCAGAGCACGTTGCCGTGTTTAAGGACACAGCATTCTACGCTAAGGGTAACAACGTATTCTTTACTGCCCCTTTTACTGTTGACAACTTTAGTGCTGCTGATGGTGCTGGTTCTCTTAATGTTGCCTCTGATGTAACAGGCTTAGCTGTCTTCCGTGACCAGCTTATTATCTTTACTACTGACAGCATCAAACGCCTGACAGGTAATACTACATCTGACTTTCAGGTTTCACCTATCACAGACCGTATTGGTTGCGTAAGTGGTGACACTATCCAAGAAGTTGGTGGTGACATTATGTACTTAGCACCAGATGGTATTCGCCTTCTGAGTGCTACTGATCGTATAGGTGACTTTGGGTTGGACATTGCATCTGATCCTATAGCTAAAGATGCTACAAAATTCCTCTCTAGTACATCTAACTTCACATCTGTTATTCTACGTGAGAAAGCTCAGTACCGTATCTTTGCATATGTTGAGTCAGAGCAGACTGAGGTAGCTAAAGGGTTAATCGCTACTAAGTTTGTATCGCAGGGTGCGTCTGGTATTAGCTGGTCTACCACCTTTGGCATCAAAGCTTACATAGCTGACAGCCGCTACTCTGGTACAGCTGAAACCATTGCTTTTGCTAATGGTGACGGTTACATCTACATCATGGATACAGGGTCTAGCTTTGATGGCTCTAACATTGACGCTATCTATGAGTCACCCTTCATGCCTGTCTCTGATCCACAAATACGTAAGTCATTCTACAAGATGACCTTGTACGCAGAACCAACTGGACCTATGGATCTAGGTCTAAACATTAAGTATGACTTTGATACCGCTACAAATACTGGTGTGATTCAACCCGCCACACAGCGTGTAGAAAGTACAGGCACAGCTATATTCCTGTATGGTAGCTCTGCTGCAGTGTTTGGTACAGCTACTTATGGTGGTGAGCTTGACGTTGTGTACAACACAAACCTAGTAGGTTCAGGTAAGACCATAGCAATACGTGTAGAGGATCTCTCTACTAACCCTACATTCACTCTAGACACAGCCCTGCTAGAGTTTAGACAAAACGATAGACAGTAAGGACTAAAACATGGCAGGTTATACACGTCAAGATACTGGTAACAACATCTCTAACGGTAGTGTTATCAATGCTGATGACTTTGATAATGAGTACAATGCCATTGAGGCAGGCTTTAACGCATCTACCGGACATAAACACGATGGTACTGCAGGTGAGGGTGCACCTATTACTAAGGTAGGTCCAGCGCAGGATATTGTTGTATCCTCTTCTAGCGTACTACCTAAGACAACCAACACTGTAGACTTAGGCTCTGCATCTGTTAAGTTCAAGAGCGGTTACTTTACTACTGCCTTGAGCAGCGCCACAGTTAGCACTACGGGTAACGTATCTGTAGGTGGCAACCTTACAGTAACAGGTAATACTACTATTGAAGGTAACTTAACTTTTGGTAATGCCGCTACAGATACTATCGACTTCCAAGCAGACGTTAACAGCAACATCAAACCAGAAGTAACTGGTACGTTTAGCCTTGGTAGTTCTACTCAGCAATGGAACAACTTGTGGTTAGATGGCACTGCAAATGTTGATACGCTTACTGTAGATGAGAATGCTACTGTATCAGGTACACTTGCGGTGACTGGTGTTACAACAGCGACAGGTGGAGTTGTAGGGAACGTAACAGGTAATGTCACAGGTAACCTAACGGGTAATGTTACAGGTAATGTAACCGGAGATTTGACTGGTGGTGTTACAGGTAATGTCACTGGTAACTTGACTGGTAATGTGACAGGAGACCTTACAGGTGATGTTACTGGAGATATTACGGGTGACGTGACTGGGGATGTGACTGGCAACCTGACTGGAAATGTTACAGGTAACGTGACAGGCGATGTAACGGGTGATCTTACAGGCGCTGTGACTGGAAATGTTACAGGTAATGTTACAGGTAATGTCACGGGCAATCTTACTGGTGACGTAGTAGGTGATGTAACTGGTAACGTAGTAGGCGATATTACTGGTAACCTTACAGGTGACGTAACGGGCGATGTAACAGGTAATGCAGACACAGCAACCGCCTTGGCTACCGCACGTAGCATTACGCTAACAGGAGACGTTACAGGTACAGCATCTTTTGATGGTACATCTAACATCAGTATTGCTGCGACTGTCCCAACAGCAGCCCTTGCTATTGATGATGTTGTTGGGTTACAAACAGAGCTTGACTCTAAAGCAGCACTAGCAGGTTTATCTTCTCAGTCTTTTTCAGCCTCTACTCTCAACGCTACAATAGTAGATCTAGGTGACTGGACTATTACGGAGTCAGCAGGTGTCTTGTACTTTGCCGCTAGTGGAACAAACAAGATGAAGCTAGACGCAGACGGTAACCTCACCGTAACAGGAAACGTAAACACTAACGGTACTGTATAATGTCTCCTGTATCCTTGACACCAGAAGAGCTAGAAGATATGCTTGATCGTGCAGCAAGACGTGGCGCTAAAGAGGCTCTTTGTTCTCTGGGGTTACAGGATGCAGATGCCCAGCGCGACTTGCACGAGATGCGCTCTTTACTCGAAGCTTATCGTGACACAAAGAAAAGCATATGGACAACCGCAGTAAGAATATCAACAGTAGCTTTGCTATCATTCATAGCAGCATCTGTGTGGATGCAGATAGGGAATAAATAATTATGGCTAAGAAGTTAGTAGGTTTTAAGCCTGAAACATTACAGAAAAAAGTACTGCCAGCATTGGGCTATAACGGACCTATGGACGAAAAGTCTATAAATCTTTTCCTTGCATCTAACCCTGCAGCCGCAGCACGTATGGGTAAGTTCACACTGTCAGCTAGACGTATTGTTGAAGGTTCTCCTATGCAGATGGCAGAGGGTGGCGACACTACAACAGACGAAGAAGAAGATACTACAACAGAAGAACAAGCACCCGCTCAAAGTGCTCTTGGTAGCGCTGGTGTTATGACTAAGGCTATTACCTCTGATCCTCGTAAACTAACTGTTAAAGCAGACACTGCTGCATCTACTGGTACAGGCACAGACATTGCTACTGGTACAGGCCAAGCAAGTGCAGCTGACACAGCAACGACTACTACAGCTACTCAAGCACCAGATGCTGTAGCCGCACCCACCACAGATGCTTCTACTGTTACGGCTGATAAAGCCGCTGTTGCTGTAGATGCATCCCTTAAAGGTGCAACAGCTGCTACAGGTGAAGTGAGTGACGCTGCAACTATGACAGCTGCAGAGGGTGACCCTACCAAGATGGCACAGTTAAAGCTGGATGCTGCACAGGGTGAAGCTGCTACAGTAGAGGGCGCTCCTACACGTGTACTTGAGACAGGTGAGATGATTGATGGCTCAGCTGTAGATCAACAAAAAGTTCAAGACATCTATGGTACAGAACGCCTAGAGGCTGCTAGTGTCAAGGATGAGATGGCAACTCTCATGGAAGACTTTGAGGGTGGCGACACACCAGCATGGGCAGCAGGCGCTATGCGGGGTGCTGCAGCACAGATGGCTGCTCGTGGTCTCTCTGCATCATCTATGGCAGGTATGGCTATTGTACAGGCCGCTATGGAGTCTGCACTACCTATCGCTCAGATGGATGCATCTAACAAGCAAGAGGTAGCTATGGAGTCAGCACGTCAACGTGCAGGCTTCCTCAACATGGAGTTCACTCAAGAGTTCCAAGCTAAGGTTCAGAACGCTGCTCGTATCTCTGAGATAGCTAACATGAACTTCACTGCTCAGCAGCAGGTAGCTCTTGAGAATGCTAAGATGGCTCAGACTATGAACTTAGCTAACTTGGATAACCGCCAAGCTAAGGTTATGGCTGATGCTGCTGCTATGTCTCAGATGGACTTAACTAACCTTAACAACCGTCAGCAAGCTCAAGTACAAAACGCTCAAGCATTCCTGCAGATGGACATGACTAACCTTAGCAATGAACAGCAGATGAACATGTTTAAGGCTCAGGAGCGTGTCAACTCTATCCTGTCTGATACTGCACAAGAGAATGCTGCACGTCAGTTCAACGCTACAAGTGAGAACCAGACTAACCAGTTCTTTGCTTCACTTGCTACACAGGTATCACAGTTTAACTCAGAGCAAAAGAACTCTATGGCCCGTTTTAACGCGGGTGAGACAAACGCTCTCGCACAGTTTAACGCAAGCCAAGTCAATGCTCGTGAACAGTTCAACGCTACGAACCACCTTATTGTAGCTCAGGCTAACGCTCAGTGGGCGCAGTCTGTAACAACAGCTGAGAATGCTGCAAACAACCAAGCTAACCGTGACGCCGCTCTTGCTGCTAACAACTTGACTATGACTGCTTACAACAATATCATTCAGCGTGAACGAGATGTTCTTGCATGGGCTTGGCAGTCTGGAGAGAACGCCGCACAGAGGGATGCAAACATTGCCGTTGCTAAGATACAAGCTGAAGCTTCCGCAGCTGCTGCTGGTGACACTGACTCTACTGGTCTTTCTGCCGCATCCGGTTCGTTCCTTGGACAGATTGCTATTAACGCAGCAGATTACTTATTCGGAAAAGGTTAAACACATTATGCCAGAACCAGACTATAACCCATCCGCAGTATCAAGCGCACCCACAAGCTCACCACGCCCACAGTCACGCCCTAGTGGGTTAGGATCTCGTTCTGGTCGCAACATGGATGCGGATATGTATGCGGGTTCCAGCTATGCTCCTACGAGTGGCGCTGGTACATCTAGTGCTACACAGAAATTCTCCTCTAGTGCTACATCTACAGGTAGCTTCACAGGTGCTGCGTCTAACAAATCTGATGATGGCCCAGGCTATGCTCAATCGTACAACCCAGCGGCTGCACTGTACAGCAACACTGCTACAGCTATGACAGCTGCAGGTGCTACACTCACAGCACCTACTCAAACAGTATATAACCCTATGAATCTGTACTCTATGCCTACCATGCAGGAGGTCTCTACTGAGATTAAAGACTACCTTCGTGGTACAGCCATTGATGATGCTATGCGTGAAGCGCTTAATCTACCAGAGGTATATCAGGGTGCACAGACAGAAGAAGAACCAGACCCGAATATCACAGACCCAGACGTTCTCAGAGATGCACTACAGCCTGAGCCTATCACTGTAGAGGAACTACCTGACGTTATCACTAAGGCTGGTGATACACTAAGCGCTATTG